TGGAGCGGTAGTTCGCCAGCCACAGTGGGTATGCCGCGAGCGCCTTGCCGCCGCCAAGGTGCTGGGCCGCGAACGCCGAGTACGTGTAGACGATCGGGCGGACGCCAGTCGCCTTGTGCACGGTGGTCAGCCAGTCGAGCGCGAACGCGACGGTGGCCGACGACGACAGTGCGGTGGACTCGAGGTCGAGCACGGGCGGCAGGTCGCCTGGCTGCTGCCGGTGGACGGACAGGAAGTGCGCCGCCTCCTGCGCCCCCGTGCGACCGGCCTGGGGGCGGGCGAAGTGGTACGCCCCGAGCGGCAGCCCTGCGGCCCCGGCCTTGGCGCGGAAGTCGGCGTACTCGGGATCGGTGTACGTCAGCCCTTCGGTCGCCTTGACGAACACGAACGAGCAGCCGGCGGCCTTGGCCTTAGCGAGGTTCGCGCCGCGCTGGTGGTTGCTGATGTCGATGCCCCACGAGGTCATGCGGTTAGGCCGCCTTCCACGTTCCGATGACGTGCCGCCGCAACGCCTCGATTTGCGCCTGCCAGCGTTGACCCTTGGCCCAGTCCGGGTGGCTTCGCCAACCGCACTCGCAGGTGACGACGCGGCGGCCTCGCTGGACGGCGGCCTCGAAAGCCGAGAATCCGTGCGCCATCAGGTCGTCTCCATTTCGCTGTCCTCCACGTCGAGCCAGTAGTCGCGCTCGGCGCAGGATCCCCACACTTCGACGTGCATGGCGCAGTGGCATTCGGCCGGGCAGGAGCCGCAGCAGTCGGACATCAGATCTCCTGAAGGTCGATGCCGAACTCGGCGATCACGTCGTCGAGCAGGTGACGCCGACGCTCCTCATAGGAGCAGCTGCCGTCGTCTTGGTAGACGGTCCAGCGGTGGTAGCAGTCGCGCAGAGTCGGGTCGTCTGGGTGACACAAGTAGCCCATATCCGAGGCGTAGCCCTCGTAGCGGCGCATCTCGCGGCCACAGGCAGCGCAAACATGGCTGGCCATCAGCGCCTCCGTTCCTTGAGATGAGTCAGCAGGACGTCGAGCTCTTCGACGACGGCCCACAGGGCTTGAGCGGCCTCGGCGTGGCCGCGGGAGTGCTGCTCGTAGGCGCGGGCGTGGAGCCGGTCGCGCAGCTCACGGATGAGGCAGGTGGCGAGGATCACTGGCTGGAGCGCGCCTCGCGCTGGGCTCGCAGATGGAGCCGGGTGCGGTTCGCCAGCTCGAATGCCAGCCAGCCGAACAGGGTGATCGACAGCACCACGCGCGTCCACCTGCCCGGGTCGGTGAACTGGAACAGCAGCGACAGCGAGAACGTCAGGGCCAGCCCGGTGGTGAACTTCATCAGGTGCCGGCCCTCGGGGGTGGCATACCAGCGCACGCGGGAGTAGAGGATCACGAACAGCCAGCCGAGGACGGCGACGGCGCCCATCAGAACCTCGGCGAGGATCGTTGCGGCGGTGAGCAGCATCAGCGGCCTCCCAGGGCTTGGTGGATGCGGGGGCCGAGGTTGTTGCGGCGCAGGATCTCGCGATGGTCCCGGGCAGCCTCGGCAGCGTTCTCTGCAATGGCGCGGGCCACCTCGAGCTGCTTCTTTGCCTGCTCTTTACCTTCGCGGTCGGACGGGTTGCCCTTGTACTTGAACGGCCAGCGGATCACGACTCATCGCCCGCCTTCTCGTCGGCACGCTTCTCCAGTTGGTGCAGCGCGTAGGAGGCGGTGTGCGCAGGCACAGCAAGATCCTGCGTGGCCTTGGTCAGGACGGTGATGGTCTGCCGTTGGAACGCGATGGTCTCGTTCTTGTCCTTGACGATCTCGGCGTGCTGGCTGCGGGTGAGCATTCGGCCGGTCGCGAGCATCCAGAACAGTCCGGCGAACATGCCGGCCGCGCCGGAGATGGACCACAGGACCGGTGGAACATCGGTCACGTCCACGAGTACTCCCTGCGGTGGGCGTCGAGTGGGCTGCAAGATCGGTGAAAGTGCTCATGCGCGACTCCCGGTCGTGCGGTTGAGTGATACCGGCTCCCGCGGTCTGCAGCCCTACCTGTGGCCGCGGGAGTCCTCCGTGGTGGTGAAGAAGCTGACGTTCTGGGTCAGGCGGTCGTCGAGTCGGTGATGATCCCGCGCTGTGCCAGTCCGGTCAGCAACGCGGCGAGGGCGGCATTTCCGCCTCGCGAGCCGGTCACGGTAAGACGGTTCGACTCGTCGACTAGGAACCGGGTGGTGACGTCGTCCGCGAGCGAGGTGGCCGCCGTCGTGTTACCGACATGCACGTTGCCCATCGACGTGAACCGGGACAGGTTGGATCCGGTGCGGATACCGTGCGTCTGCGACGTTCCGGCCCCAGTGTTGCCGGTGGTGTTGCCGACAAACCTGAGCCCGACCGATGCCCCGACCGGGATGAAGTCGGAACCGATGCCGGTGTTGTCGGTGATGGTGCAGTCCACGACCGAGACGCGCGTGAACGGCTGGTCCGACAGGAACCCCTTGCCTGCGTTGCCGATGACGTCGACACCGAGGAACTTGACGTTACGGATCGAGCCCCCGGTTGCGGAGGAGAACCACACCCCGCGGGAGCCGTTGCCCTTGACGGTGCCGCCCGTGAACGTGGCGTTGGTTGCGTTGTTGAGGTAGATGCCGTCCGTTGTGTTCTGGTCGAACGAGCAGCCGATGTACTCGCCGCCGTCCTGCACCACCGTGGGGGTCGCCCTCGTGCTGATGATGAGCCCCTGGGTTGCGTTGCCGCGGAAGTCGCAGGCGACCATCTTGATTCGGCGTACGACTGCGGTGTCGGTGTTGGGCTCCACGTCCATGCCCGCCTGCGGAGCCGTGCCGGCGGTGTTGATGAAACGGCACGCAAACCCGAACAGCCCATCGACGGCAACCACAGACAGGCCCTGCCGCCAGTTCGCATCGCACGTCACCCGGTCGAGCACAACGTCGGAGGACATGCCAGATACGTCGTCTCCTACGTAGATCCCGTCGCCCTTGGCGTTCTTGGACACCAGGTCGCGCAGGGTGACCTTCGAGGAGTTGACGATGTGGATGTTGTGCCGCTGCTCTGTGGCAGTAGCGAATGAAGCCTTGTCGCCGTCGATGGTGCCGCCCCAGATGCGGACGTTGCTCACGCCCGAGATCGGGAGGATGCGGTCGTTCACGCCGGGCATGGCGGACTTGATGGTGGCCCCGTTGAGGTCCAGGCGCGTCCCGGACGGTGGGGTGATGGCGACGGTCGAGCGAACAGTAGACCCTGCGGCGAGCTGGACCGCCTTGCCCGCGGCGGCGGCCGTGGTGAGCAGGGTGTTGAGCGCGGCCCCATCGTCGGCGGTGCCGTCACCCACCACGCCATGATCCGAGGCGAGCATGACGAGCGAGTCCTGCCGCGCCGGGGCCTTGCCGCCGACGAGCGCCGGTGCATATGCGCCATCCAGCGCGCCCCTGGTGGCCGACCCGGTGTCGTTGACGAGGGCTTGTACGGCGGCGTCCTCGGAGACGGTGAACGCCGCGGCAGCCTCGATCGCAGATGCCGCCGTGATGTGCTCGGACACCAGCCCGCCCGGCGACACGAAGTAGACGGTAGGCACGTCGGTGGTGGCGAATGAGACCATACCGTTTGCGTCCGACGTGACCGTGAACAGCAGCGCGTCCGTGGCTGCGTTGTAGACGCTGACCTGCCCGTTGCGCAGGGTCCGCATGGCGCCGCCGGGGTTGACGTCCCACACGAGCACGCGCTGAAACGAGTACGTCGCCACGGGCTGAACCTCCAAGGGGGTCGTACGAACGGACGATGTTGGGCGCCGGGAGTTGACGGGGTGTATTGCACCCGCGTACGTTGGTAACCGATGGCAAACCAACCGAAGACGCCGACCCGCTCAGTGCGGATACCGGACGACGAGTGGGACGCGATCAGATCAGCAGCAGCAGCCCGTGGGGTGACCGCCTCGGACGTGATCCGGGCCGCGGTCAGGAAAGACTTGGAGGGGACAGAATGAAGAAGCTCGTTATGCCGCTCATCGCGGCGGTGGCAGTGCTGGGTGTCGTCGGAGGATTCTTCGTCGCCCGGATCGTGTTCACCACGCCGCAGGCCCAGCCCGACAGGCAGGTGCAGTTCGTGCAGCCCGCCGCCGAGACGGTCGAGCCAACGACCACGCCCGCGCCAGTCGCGACGACGGCCGCGCCGAAGCCTGCGCCGGTACAATCGACCACGAGCGCGCCCGCGCCGAAGAAGGTTCAGCAGAAGGTGGCCACCGTGACCGAGCCGACCAGCACCGCGCCGACCAAGACGGTTCCCGCGCCGGACGACCCGATCCGTCAGACCGCGCCGCCGCCCGTGCCCGGCAACATCGTTCCCGGCCAGCCGCTCAACGCGAACCCGTCACCCACCACCGCGACGCTCTGAGGAATCAGCGGGTCCAGATGATCTGCCCCGACACGTCCGCGATGTTCCCGGCATTCGCCGCCCAGTTCGCGAACGACGTCCACGCCTGCACCTGAAGGCGGATCTCTTGACCATCAGTCAGGCCCTCGACCTTGATGCTGATGGGCGAGTCGTTCTTGCCCGACCCGCTGCTGCCCGACACCGCGACCGGCATCGCATTGCCGTATCCCTGCGCCCCGGTTGAAGGGATGTAGACCCGCGACCGGGCTTGCAGGTAGTCGAGCCCAGCGGTGTTGTTGTAGGCGAAGACACGCCCCACGATGAGGATGTCGGCGGTGGTGAACCCGTCCGGCGTGAACCACGACTGTGACGCGAGAGGCGTAGCCCCAACGGTGTCAAGGCTGAAGCCCGACGTTGCCGTGTAGGCGGAGTCGCCTCGCACCGGGTTGGTGAGTGCATCGTTGCCGATGATGCCGCCGCGCAGCGTAAGGTCGTTGAACTCGGCGTTGCCGTCCGAGCCGAACGAGTAGCCCGACGTGCCGGCTACGAAGTTGTCCGAGTCGATGCCGCCCTCGCCGTTGGGGTGCATCCCGGTGCCGAAGAACGGGGAGCGGTTCAGTAGCGCCCTGGCGTTGGCGCGGTCCTTGCGGATCTCGCCGGTCAGGGTGCGCGCACGCACAGGCTTGCCCATCACACCTCCAGCACGGTGGTGACGACCCACTCAACCTGAGGGGTGCCGTCGTCGGGGACGTGGACGATGGTGTCGACGAGGCGCGCGTCGAACCCGTCCGCACCGCCGACGGGCCGGTCGCCGCCGTACTCGTCGGTGTCGAGCACCACCCCGACCGTCGAGCCTCGCGGGGTCTGCGTCCAGTCGGCCGTCAGGTCGCCGTCGAACGACACGAGGTGGTAGTCCGTGGCTATGCCTGCACGGTCCGCCAGAGCGGCGTCCGCGTGCCGCTGCAACGTCGCGTCCACCGACACATCGGTGTGCGAGGTGTCCACGTACGTCATACGCGGCCATCCCTGCGCCAGCAGCGTCGTCGCCGTGGCCGTCTTACGCTTCTGCGCCTTCTCCTCACCAGAGCCGACGGCCTCGGCGTAGGTGGCCGCGTTCGCCACGTCCTGCACGCGCCCCTGGTCGATCAGGTTGCCGCCAGCTCGCCGCGTCGGGACCAGCTGCGGGTCGCCGAGATACAACGACGACAGCAGCGCGACCGTGGGCGGCGGGTCCGGCAGCCGGTAGTCCTCGGTGTCCTCCACGAACTCGAGGACGGTCTGCGCGGTGATGTGCCCGAGCCTGTCGCCAAGGACGAGCTGGCGCACTGGGTTGTCGAGCGTGCCAGCCGCGCCGAAGTACCACTCCGGGCCGCCCGTCGCCTCGGCCAGCGACCGGAACTCGCGGCCCACGGTGGTGGTGTCCCACGCGTTGATGACGCGCGTCGAGACGCTGGCGCCCGAGGTGGACGGGTCGACCTGCACCTGCAAGTTCTGCCCAGCCACCGCCTGCGCCTCAGTCACGAGGTCGCGGAAGATCTGGTGGTCGTTGACGTTCGTCCACGTGCGCGCCGGCTGGTCGCACTTGTCCTCGAAGAACCCGCCCCACTCCTGGCACGTGAACTGGAACGTGCGAGGGGCGGTCTTGCGATCCGTCCGCACCCACCCCGACCACACCGGCACCCCGTCGCGGGCGATCAGGATGCCAGACACGGGCAGGCCGATGGATGGCCGCCAGAACGACCGGCCGGGCTCGACCGTCGCCTCGAATGACGCCTCGCCGTGGTCCGACAGTGGCAGAGAGAACGACAACCCGCGGGCGGGGATGAGCTCCTCGACGATGTGCGGATCGTCCCACCGGGTGGCGTAGACCTCGTACCGGGGCACGGGTTACCTGCTGCCGTAGGCGAACCAGCGCACGCTGACGGTGGTGGTGTTGTTGCGCACACAGTTGGCGGTGAACCCGCTCGCGGACTCACCCGACGGCCAGACGCTCTGCGTGGTGGAGGACAAGGTCATGCCCGTCAGCACCTGCAGCAGGATGGTCGGGGTGGACGTGAACGGCACCGGGAACGTCACCGCCTGCGCGCGCTGGTTCGTCGCGTCGCCCGCGAGCGACACGGTGCCGGTCTGCATGTACGGGACGCCGAACAGGTCGGTGGGCACGATCAGGCTGTCGATCTTCGCAGCCGGGATCGTGGTCGCCGACGCCGCGTGCCGCAGCCGCGCGAGTGGGATCGCGGACGTGGGCACGGTCGGGTCGGTCGGGGACGCGTTCGGAGTGCCGATGATCGCGCGGATGCCGCCGGACGCGGTCGGCAGCGCAGACAGGGTGGCGAGGTCGTAGACGATGATGTCGTTGCGGGGCAGCCCGCCCACAGGGTTGGCCGTCAGCACGTCGTAGGTGAGGTCGGTGTCCAGCGCCACCAGCGACGCGCCGTCGAGCGTGGCAGCCTGCACCACGCCAGCGCCAGCCGCGACCACGACCGACGCCGACGCAGTCGTGGTCTGCGCCACGGACAGCCCCGACAGGACACCCGTCTTCGCCTTACCTGCTGTGTTCGCCAACACCCACGCGAGTGCCTTCTTCTGGCTGCCCTCGTCGTTGGCGGCGTTGTGGTACTCGAACTGGCTCACACCCAAGCTCCTTCGTAACCCCATGCGGACAGGGAGTGGTTGGCGGTGAAACCGTCAGCGGTCCACGACAGCGACCCGCCGCCGACAGGGACCGCGCACCAGTTGCCGACGTACGTCGTGACGTTGCGAAGCGAGACCAGCCCGTTGAGCAGCACTTCCCGCGGCTTGCCCGCGTTGATGTCCACCCACTGCCCGTCAGGGATCGTGTAGTTGATCGCGATGAGGTCGCCCGTCTCGGCGAGGCTGATGCGCGGGTTGGTCACGCCGCCGTCGATGCGCAGCCGCGGGTGGTAGGAGGCGGTGCCGGCGTTCGGCAGCGTGATCGCACCGGGCGTCACGCCAGGGGGGACGCCGTAGTCCAGCGGATAGGCCAACGGGTAGACCAATCCAGTGCCGCCGGCTGATGCGGCGAGGCTGGTCTGATCGAACGTGGCGGGGCCGTACTTCAGGGGGTCGGCCGCGCGCAGACGCAGTTGGTACCGGAACCGCACTGGGCCGATCCACTCCACCGCCGCACCCTGCAGCACCCGGACCATGGTCGACCGGACGCCCAAGTTCGGGTCGTCCACGACGTACTCATGCAATGACTTCAGGGTCAGGTCGTTGAGCTGGTCAACGATCGCCAGCGCAGCCGCACGCGACGGCTGCACGACCTCGCCGGTGTGACCGATGACTCGCGCGCCGTAGTAGCTGGTCGTGTCCCATCCGCCGTCCTGCTGCGCCTTGTCCTGCGCATCGGACCGAACTGGTGGCGCGTCATCCCACCCGGCCAGCGATATGGTCGCGCGGAAGTCCGCACCGTCACTGTCAGCAAGGAATGGGCCGATGGCAATCGCCCGACGCCAGCCCATCAGAGGCCCGCCGCAAGTGCGGAGCCGATCAGGCCCGCGTTGATCCGGTTCGGGCGGCGCGCGATACCGTCGACGATCGCGGCGATGTCCTGCGGGTGAAGGCGCGTGTAGCCATCACCACCCGCACTACCGCCACCGACCGCAGCACGGATCTGCTCCTGGTTGATGATCCGGCCCGCGGTCGCCGGCGCGAACAGCTCGGTGGTGCGGTTCCACGACCCGTCCGGGTTGTCACCGACCTGGTACAGCGCACCCGGAAACACTGGGCCACCCTTGGCGCGCTGACCGAGGTTGACGTACCCGCCACCGGGCAGGGCGATCCGGCCACCTGTGACCGTGCCGCCACCGGAGGACTTGACGACGCCGCCGACCGTGAAGTGCACGTCGACGTTCTTCTTGTTGGGAATCCGCTCGATCGCGGACGCGAGCGCCTTCGCCTTGCCGGACGCCCTGTCGAGCTTGTCCGCGGCGTCCTTGGCCCAGCCGAAGCCCGGCACCTTGGACAGCGCGCGCAGCATCGCAGACCACATGTCCGACAGGTCTGCGAACCGGCGCAGGATGAACGCGATGACGCGGCCGATGAGACCCATGAGGGTCTCAAACGCGCGCCACAGGAGTTTCACGGTCTCGATCACGACGCGCACCTGGGATGCCCATATGGGCAGGTACTCGCGGATCAGCAGCGCGATGAACGGGATGAGGTTGTTCACGATGAAGTTGCCGATCTTCTTGATCGTGTCGGCCCACTTCGCGCCGGTCCCGTCGCCCATCTTGAAGCCGTCGGCGATCGTGTGCAGCGCCTCCTTGAGCGCGGGCAGGATCGTTTTGACGCCCTTCTCGATGGCCGGCCACAGCTTGCCCGTCACCCAGCCGACGAAAGACAGGACGGCGTCGCGAGCCTTGAGGATGAAGGTGACGAACTTGCTGTCCTCTTCGACGTTGAACGCCTTGCGCAGCGCGCCGGTGAAGTCGCCGTGGACGAGCAGCTGGAACAGCCCCTTGGCCGCGTTCGCCACCCGGCCCAGTCCGTCGCTGAGCCGGTCGATGAACGGGCCGGCGTGACTGGCGACGTAGTCGGCCACCTTCGTCAACACTGGGAGCAGCTTCGTGCCGATGGCCCGGAACGCGTCACCGACGGCATCCTTCGCGCGAGCCATGGCGCCCTCGAAGCCCTTGCCCGCAGCCTCGGCCGCACCGCCGAATTCCTTGTTCAGCTCGCCGAGGATGAGCTTCTGCGCATCCAACGTCTTGCCGGACTCGACGAGGGTCTGGATCTGCTTCTTCTGGTCGGCCGTGAACGACACGCCAACCTTCTGCAGGGCTGTTACACCCTTGATCGGGTCGTTGAGGGCCTTGCCGAGCTGGATCACCGAGCCCTGCATGTCGGTGCCGAGCGCGGTCGACATGTTCAGGGCTGCCTTGGTGGCCTGGTTGAAGACGTCGTTGCCCTTGCCGACCCCGTCGCGGATGTTGGTGAACGTGGCAAGCACGTTCTGCCCGTTGATGATGACTTCCTCATCCACCCCGGACAGGGACTCCAATGCACCGGCGCGCGCCTGAATACCCTTCACGGACTGGTGCGCGACGTTGCCCGTCGACTTGAGGACGGCGGCTGTCTTGTCCGCGAGCTTCTGGTACGACGCGGCATCCTTGACGCCCTGCACCATCGCCGCGCCAAGCGCGCCGATCCCGGCCACCGCGGCACCGGCACCAGCCGACGCGACACCGATCAGGGCACCCTTGCCGAGCTTGCCCAGCTTGGACCCGAGCACGTCCGACTTCTG